ATAGTAGCTGATCCCTCGGGATCGGTGAATGTGTGTTATGGCCAAAGGATTTATTCCTGACCAAACAACCATCCAGATGTTTCACTTACGCGAGACGAACGGATGAAAGGGTTGAACTTTGGTAAATCTACCAAATTAGCCCTTAATCTTTCTTGAATCTGAACTGGATTCTTAAAGTATCTACTTAGTATATGCGCTTTACGCGCTAAACTAGGAACCTGTCTTGACACCATATTAACGAGGTGTAAAGCCAGTTTCGTCATCGGGTCACCCATCATGACCCCTCGACGCAAGCGAACCTTATTGGTATTATCACCAACGGGTTCCCCGAATTTACTAAGAAGGCCTTCTGCCTTAAAGTAAATATCTCTTTCCCTATAGCATGTTTTCAAAACTATAGATTTAAGGAGCCTTGGGATGCCACATAGTGTCATCCACGGCTCAACCAATATCCTTGCAACTTCATGCAGCATATGGTCGGTTGCCTCGTTGTAGTCCATAAAAGCTACAAACGCAGGTCTGAGTGTTTCTATCACATCAGTGTGATCTTCATACTCGCTTCCTCTTTGACTCTCAGCGACATCAAAGACGATATCTCTCATACGATCCGTAAAGAAATCGTTGTAGAGATTCCAGCCGTGGGCTTCCATGCCGACGCCGGATTTGCTACTTGGTATCTTCTTGAGAGGCCAAGTGCATATTTTGCTGGTCATGTCTAAAACAATTTTTAGGCATGCGCGAGCCTTTGTTATCGACCTGGCCTTGCCAGGATCAGAAACAATTGCTAGAAATGCATCAGAAACCTCTGATGGGTCTAGCGATAATACTTCTCTTAGGCATGCCCAAAAGATGTATTCCCCAGCGGTAGCCTCGATATAATATATCCGGCCGTCTGGTTGCCCTGTATCCAAATCGATCTTTTCGACTGGTACACCTTGGGCCCCGTTCTTGACGATATCATTTATCGCCGAGATTGTTCCGTTATCATGTCTGGTTTTCTCCCAGCATGCAGCGGCGGTTACACTGATTCTCGCTTTTGTCTTGAGTCCAGTGAATTCCGAGCCCTCGAATGTCTCAATTAGACTGTCAAAGGCTGCTCTGATCAGACCCCTCTCAGTGAGGGTCAATGGTTCAGGTTCTTCCGTCACGGTCTTTATAAATTTGACCTTTGACTGGAGGAGCAGTAGTGGTGGGGGCATCCCGGCACCACGAGTCTGTGAGAGCACAGCTATCTGGTAGCATCTGCTGTGCTTCTCTTCAGGGACTAACCGAACTAATTCGGAGAAGTACTGAAATTCAGGCATTGAATTATCAATAAATTCAATCGCATGATGGGGATTCCCTTTCAATAGGGACCCCTTGCACATCTTTCTTACTTTCTTAAGTGATTGATATGCAGTGACGACATTAAGGGCATTAAACCCAAGCTTGCCATCTAGGAATTCATGATTTAGCAATAGATCAATATTCCTCAGGTTGAACTGGTCATACTTTTCCCAGGTCCAACTTTCTTCCG